GACCTATTAAACTCTAATAAACCATTGGTAGACTTTTATTATAAGAAATTCACAGAGTCTCTATCTAAAAAAGTATGAGAATGTATAACGTAAGGGGTAAGTTGGTCTCCAAAAACGTTAGCAAGTATTTAATAAATTGGAAGGGTAAGTGCAGGTCTAAGTTTCAAGAAGCGGTAAAAGCCTTCATGGAACCTCATTGGAGCTACTGTATAGTCTATGAAGAATTTCCTGTATACGGAACTCTAATGAAGGTAGACATCTTAAACTCTACAAAAAAGATAGCCATAGAGGTTAATGGCGATCAACATTATTCTTACAACAAGTTCTTTCATGGAAATAGTATAGAGAATTACTCAAAAAGCCTTGAAAGAGATACTCTGAAGCTAGAGTGGTTAGAGAAGAATGGATATCAGCTAGCTGAAATAATCAGTAGCGATTTAAATAAATTAAGCGAAGAATTCTTTAAAATAAAATTTGGCATTGAAATATAGTGTAAATTCTTTAAATGAAGAAAAAAGAAGCTTTCACGTTCCCGGTAGCGTTTCTAACGCAGATTAACGAGTATTCGAATGGCGGATTCATCCTCATTAATTTCGACGCGGAAAAGAACCCTAGAGTTTTCTTTCAATTTGACGACACGTTAAGCTCCCTAGCTCTAACGTCCCATACAGAAAACTGGGCTCTTGCAATGAAATCTGTCAACCAAGAAATGATGACAGAGTCAGTTAAAGAGTCTTTTGAGCAGGATGAAGGTTCTGAAAACGGAGACACCCCTGAAACTTCTTGACATTTTACCATTCTGTCGGAAGTTCTATGAATGATGACCTCAGATAGAAAGCTGGACTCTAAGCATCTAGAGCGGCACTTCTTGGCTGGGCTTTTTGGATCCCCTGAAATCCTCCCAGATATTGATGCTAAAATAAGTGAAGACGACTTTGTCTATGCTCCACACAAAAAAATATATGGGGTTCTAAAATCCATGATTTTAAAAAATGAGCCGATAGAGAAGGTTATCGTTGCTCAGAGGATTACCAATTTGGGCTGCGTCTTCCAAGACCAAATCAATATCTACGACTATATTGAAAACATCACTTTTAATAAGGTAAACTCCAAAGGTACTCTAAGCGCGGCAGACGAACTTATTAAATTAAGGTGCAAGAGGGATCTTTTAGAGGTTGCACGCAATCTAGCTGAATGCGCTCAAAACTCACCCGCAGAAGACGTGTCCGAGCTAATCAAAGAAGCGGACAATATTTACAACAATAAAATCTCTGGGCTAGATTCAAATCACAAAAATCCAGAGAACCTTTTCCAAGAAATTAGCGAAATAGTAATGGAGCGAGCAAGAAATCCTATGGAAGACTTCGGCATGGCTACTCCATTTTCAGAATTCAACAGAATGTTTGGAGGTTTGAGATCTAAAAATCTTTACGCGATTGCTTCAAGACCTGGACAAGGCAAAAGTACGTTCTTGAACCATATGTGTCTACACGTTGCCAAAGACAACGACGTAGAAGCCCTGTTTCTAGATACTGAGATGAGTACTCTTGAGCAGCAGTTCAGAATGGTCGCAAACATTAGCGGCGTGCCCCTTTGGTATATCGAGACAGGAAAATGGACAACCAACCCCGAGTTTTCTGAAAAAATTAAAGACGCCTTAAAGAAGATTGAAAAATATAAATATTATCATTACGAAGTTGGAAATAAAGATATTAATCAAGTTGTATCCATTATTAGAAGATGGCACTTGAGTAAGGTGGGGAGAGGTAAGAAGTGTTTTATTGTTTATGACTATCTTAAAATGACTGGGGAAAAGATAGGTCAGAACTGGGCGGAGCATCAAGTCATCGGAGATAAGGTTGATAAATTAAAAAAGATATCAGAAGAAATTGACGCTCCAATCTTTACTGCCGTGCAACTAAACAGGACTGGGGAATCTCAGAACAGACGCTCAGAAAACATCACGGATGATAGCTCTGCGATTGCCTTGTCCGACAGACTCCAATGGTTTGCTTCTTTCGTAGCAATCTTTAGAAGGAAAACTAACGATGAAATGGCCTTGGATGGTCATGATTTTGGAACACACAAGCTGTTGCCTATAAAAACCAGATACCAAGGCAAAGACCCAGCGGGTCATCAAGATTTGATCAGGAGAAGAGTTCTAGAAACCGTCAGAGGGGAACCTTCTATAGTAGAAAAATGGGCGAACAACTACATAAACTACTCTGTCCAAAATTTTTCCGTAGAAGAAAAAGGCTCACTAAGAGATGTCGTAAACCGCGAAAGCGAGACGTTCGATTTAGAAAACGGCGGAAGAACTACGGAAGATACCTTGTGAGTAATTTTGAGTCCATTCTAGAGTCGATAGGCTACACCCTTATTGATAACGGTAAGAACTATCGAGCAAAACCTCTCTACAGAGACTCCGACAACGACAGTGTCCTGTGCATAAACAAGGAGGATGGCTATTGGTTTGACTTTAAAACTCAAGAGAACGGAAGCTTTGAAAAACTAGTTGAGAAAACCCTTCAAATTCCATCTGGACAAATACCAGAATGGCTCGAAGATAGAAAGTTCATCCCAGCAGATATAGATAATAGTAGTAATAAAATTATTATAGAAGACCAAATTTTCGACGACAGCCTGCTTAAAAGTCTAACTCAAGATCACTCTTACTGGGAGGGGAGAGGGATAAGTGAAGAAACTTTAAAAGTTTTTAAAGGTGGAGTCTGTAAAGCTGGAAAAATGAAAAACAGATATATTTTCCCAATCTTCAACTCCTCAAATCAAATAATCGGTGTCAGTGGTAGAATGGTTTTTAAAGAGTTCGGAAACAGCCCCAAGTGGAAGCATCTCGGGTTAAAAAAATCTTGGGCATACCCAACGACATTAAACTTAGACTTTATAAGGCAAGCCAACAGTGTCGTAATAGTGGAGAGTATCGGAGATATGCTTGCTCTTTGGAAAAATGGCGTAAAGACTTCCGTTGTGTCTTTCGGATTAGACATTCAACCCGGTTTATTAAATTTTCTCTTAAAAGTAGATGTCAAAAAAATAATAATAGCTTTTAACAATGACTCAGCTAGCGAGAACGCTGGGAATATCGCCGCAGAAAAGCAATACAAAAAACTTTTAAGGCACTTCGATCAAGATCAGGTTTTTATTTCCTTACCAGATAATAAAGACTTTGGTGAAATGAATCCAGAACAAATAATTCAATGGAAAAAAAAGACAAAAAATATCTGTCTGCATCGAGAATAAAAACTCTAGAGTCCTGCTCTTGGGTTTATTGGTGCAAATATCATTTAAAGCTTCCCGACAAGTCTAATGACGGAGCGTTAAGAGGGAGTGTTTGCCATTTAATTTTCGAAATGTTGATTGGTAAAAACAGAAAAAAATACTTTAATAAGATTGTTAAGACGAAGAAACTATCTTCCGTTCCCAGCGTAGATAGACTAGTTAAAAAATGGGTTAAAAAATACAAACTTTCCCAAGAAAACTACGATCTCATTGAAGTAATGATTGTCGTTGGTTTAGAAACCGACTTCTACGGAGGAAGCGGCGTTAAAATCCTAGACCCAGAATTTGAATTTAAGATAGTAAATGAGGAGCCGGAGTACAATATCTTAGGATTTATTGACAAGGTCTTTCTATACCCAAAAGGCGAAGAGGTGATTATTACCGATTATAAAACTAGTAAAGAGAAGTTTAAGGGCAGCGAGGTAGACTGCAACTTACAAGGATTAATGTATTCTCTCGTAGCTAGAAGGACGTGGCCGGAATATAAGAAAGTTATTATAAAGTTCATTTTCTTAAAATTTCCAGAAGATCCAATTATAGAGGTTTCGTTTACTGATGAAGAGATAGAGGGTTTTGGATACTATCTTGAGTATTTGAATAAGAAGGTAACATCTTTCACAGAGAAGGAAGCTAAGAGTTCTTACGCGGCAGACATGCCCGATGTAAAAAACGAATTTAAAGGCAGAGTCATGTGCGGCAGGGCAAAAAACAAGGGGCATCTTAAGAAGGATGGAAAACCAATGTGGCACTGTCCGTTTAAGTTTGATTTTGAATATTACGTTATTCTAAATGAAAAAGGAGACATAGTTAAGTCAGCTTTTGAAAGAGAAGAGCTACCAAGCTCACTAGCTGAAGGACAAATAGTTGAAAAAAGAGAGTACAAAGGGTGCCCGAGATATTCTGGCTACTCTTTTCCAAAAGACTCAAAGGCGGTTGACATATTCGACCTCTAGCAGAATATATCCACATGGAATACAAGACATTACCTTTATTTAAGTCTCATTTTTCTATAGGGAGAAGTATCCTTACTCTAGAGGATGAACCGTCCTCCTCAGAGGACTCCCCCGACTCAGTCTTTGCTCTCTGTAAAGAAAACTCTCTAGAAGAAATCTACCTTGTAGAAGACAGTATGAGCGGAGCGCTTCAAGCGATTACGAATGCTAAAAACAATAAAGTAAAACTCAACTTTGGATTAAGAATCACCCTCTGTAAAGATATGAATGAAAAGAGCGATAAAGCTCTTGATACAAATTCTAAATTTGTCATTTTTTGCAAAAACGTTAAAGGGTATAAAAATTTAATTAAAATATATTCTCTTGCAGCAAAGGATGGATTTTATTATGAGCCCAGAATAGATTACTCCACTCTACAAAAAATGTGGAGTGACGACCTATTCTTATGCGTCCCGTTTTATGACAGCTACGTATTTAACAATCTTTTTAATTCAGATGGAATCATTCCAGAACTGTTTACAAAAGCTTATTATTTTAAGGAAGACAATGATCATCCACTTGATAAATACATAAGTAAATTCCTAAGTAGTCAGCCAGACATTGAAACAGTCAAGACGAAAAGTATTTACTATCACAAAAAGAATGATTTTATTTCCTATTTGACTTTTAGAGCAATCAATAATCGCAGCAGTTTATCTTCACCCAAACTTAATCATATGTGCAGCGACGAATTCTGTTTCGAAAGCTGGAAGGGTCAAAATAAATAATTATGGACGAGCACCTCTTAAGATTCGATAAGTCGAAAAAATATCTATTTCTGGATTGCGAAACTCACAATCTCTGCTTAAATAAAGTCAGCAATCTTCCTTGGCAGATAGCCTTTATCGAGATGGAAGGAGACAAAGTTGTCAGAAAGAACGATTGCTACATAAAGTGGGGGCCAGAATACGAAGTCTCTGAAGATGCCAAAAGGATAACCAAGTTCGACCAGTCCAAATACGAAAGACTAGCCAAAGAGCCACTAGAGGTTGAACAAAGACTAACGGAGGCTATTAAAAATGCCGACTACATTATCGGACACAATCTCGTCGGCTTTGACCTTTATCTTTTAAGGTCTTTTTATCAAAGCGTGAATAAAAACTGGGACTTCTTCTCTGATAAGATTATAGATACTCTCGCTTTGGCGAAAGCGATCAAACTAAACATAACCATTCCAGAAGGGTCAGATATGCAGCTTTTTAATTACAAAATGGTCAATAAGAGACTTAAAAATATGAAAACCAACCTACAAGCCCTAGGTAAGGAATTCAGCATCCCGCACGATTATGAAAATTTGCATGATGCTATTTGCGACCTAGAACTAAATATTAAGGTATGGAACAAAATTAAGTGGATGATTAATGTATGAGCTTCCAACAAAAATTTGAAGGGTTAGACGTTCCAATGCACGGAGTAAGACTACCGAAGTTCGACGTCTTGAGCGCATACAAGACACGCTTTAACGTGAAAGGCGACTGCACAAATATAGAGTTCCTTAAGTCTTTATGCGCTCTAGGACTTAAGAAATTCAACATCGAGAATAACAAGATATACAAAGCGAGATTAAGTACGGAATTGGAAATTCTTGAAGAGCTCGGTTTCGTAGACTATATTTTGCTAATCTGGGACGTGGTAGATTTCTGTAAGCAAAGCGATATTCCCACCGGACTCGGTAGAGGTTCCGCTGCGGGTAGTCTAGTCTTATATTTAATCGGGGTGACTAAAATCGACCCAGTCAGATACGATCTATACTTTGAAAGATTTGTATCCAGAATCAGGGCTAAAAAAAATGTAGTAAATGGAATTACATTCC